AATTGCTCTATTGAGCGACTTGAATCTGAACTTGCAGAGATTAACGAAACTATCAACGCAATTCCTGCGGAGATTATTGATATTCTCGCTGTGCAAAAAGAGATTGCTTTCAAAAGAGTTAAGAAAACTAAACTTCTTTCTCGTATCCTTTCCGATCAAGAGAACATACAAAAGCTTGAGAAATATATGGCTCTTGCTTATGATGAACTTGATCATGATAACTATGGGCGACTTATTCAACTACAGAAAGAAGCAAAACACCAAAAAGAACTTGTAAAAGGTTTTGAACAACAAGTACGTCATCAAAAGACTGTTGTTAAGAACCTCAGCAAAACAGCAGCTATGCTTCATACCCACGAATATGACCCTGACTGTAAGTTCTGTTGCGACAACGAATTCGTAAAGAATGCAGAGAAAGCAAAAGCAGACCTTCCTTACAATCAAAATCTCTTGAACAATCTTGGTGATTCCTTAGCTCTGGCTACTCAAAAATATGAAGACTATGGCATTGAGACCATAGAAAGAAATATTGAAAAATTCAAAGAACTAAGTGAAGACTATGATGCCGCTTCCAGAAACTCCGAACGTGCAAGAATGTCTATCAAGACAAACGAAGCTACTGTTGCCCTATTGACAAACGAGATTGAAGATCTTGAAGCAAAAGCAAAAGAGTACGAAGATAATCGTGAAGCAATCGAAAATAAAGAACAACTTTATGGAGAACGCTCTGCGGTTGAGAAGAAGATCAAAGAAAACAAAGTATTGCTTAAGAAGTGTGATGCCCTTACACAAGAGTATCTGATTGAAGAAGCAACAACAAAAGAAATGATTCGCTCTATCCATGAGGAAAGAAACGAGTTTACTGATGTTATGAATGAATATCGTGCTTATGATATCTACATGACTTGTATGCATGCCAATGGTATCTCATATGAAATCATTCAGCAAAAGCTGCCGATCATCAATCAAGAGATCTCCAAGGTTCTCTCCAATATTGTTGACTTCGAAGTATTCTTTGAGAATCATTCCAATAAACTTGAATTGTCCATCAAACATCCCAACTATGCGGCTCGTCCGTTGTCTATGGGATCAGGAGCAGAAAAGACAATTGCTTCTATGGCTATTCGTCTTGCGATGATTGCGATAACCAATCTTCCAAAGTCCGAACTGTTTATTCTTGATGAGCCGGCAACGGCATTAGATCAAGAACATATGGAAGGCTTTACAAGGCTTCTTCAAATGATAAAGAACCAATTCAAGACTGTTCTAATTATATCACACCTTGACCATCTAAAAGATGTGGTGGACATGACGATAGACATTGATAAGATTGATGGCTATGCAAAAGTAAACATTTAGTAAATAACGACCTATTTAGTGTAAGATCTAAATAGGTCTTTTTATTTGGAGAACATTATGGAAAACGAACACATTCATGACGAAAACTGCGGACATCTTGACGAACACGATTGCGATCAAGAATGTTCTCATGTTAAAGGAGGTCTCATCGACTCAGTATTAGGCAAGGCGGTTTCCCGAAAACTTCTTGTTTTTGCTTGTGCGACAGGACTTCTTATTTGGTCATCACTCGATCCAGACACTTGGGCAATGATTGCTGCTATGTATATCGGCGGACAGTCAGTTATTGACGTTGCTAAAGTTTGGAAGGGTATGTAATGTTTAGCAAAGTTAAAAACTTTGTTATAAAATATTGGCAGTGGATCGTGATGGTTATCACGGCCATTGCTTTTTATCTTCTTGGTCGCTCCAAAGACGCAAAACAACAACAAGTAAAATTTTACGAAAAATGGAAAGATTTAGAGGAAGAACAGCGCGAAGAAGTAATAGAGGACATAGAAGACCTTGCGGACGCTACACACACCTCCTTGGTCCAAAACGTTCTAGATTATGAAGAAAAAAAGGCAAAGATTTTAGAGGAAGCAAAGGAAGTTGACACCGAAGATTTTCTCGCATCAAGAGGAATAAGCAGAGATGAAGATTAGAATTGTAAGAAAAAACAAACAAATAATAAAAGAAGCAGCGATGTCTCCTGCTGATTTACCAGAAGATTTCTATATTAAACTTGAAGCATATGGAGATTTTGTTGAGATAAGTTACCAACACAGAGATAATTTAGATGATAGCATCGAAGGTATACTTGTAGCAGAAAAAATGAAACCACAAGATTGTATAGCAAATAGCTATGAAATAACAAGCGCAGAGGCCACTAAAGGTTGGGGGCCGTTATTATACGATGTCATGATGGAGTATCTTACAAGTTCTAGAAATGCTACTCTAACCTCAGATAGAGGTATGGTTTCTGGGGATGCAAAAAACGTTTGGGACTTTTATTTAAATAATCGTTCTGATGTTGAAAAAGTTAGGCTTGACATCAGTGATCAAACATTAGAGTGGATTTATGGAAGCAAAAGAATGGCTCCATTTAAACAGTTGACTCCAGATGATAAAAGTGATGACTGTACACAAGATACATCAGTTTATTATGCAGTTGGAAAAGGAGATTGGAAAAAGCACAATCCATCTCATGCAAGAATGGCTTCTATTGATTATCCTGAAAAAGCAGCAAAGTGGCATGAACAAAGTGTGTCCTATGGTTATATAAAGAGAGGTACCAAAATAATGGATGAACTCTATGATAACGGACAATTAGAGATGGAGGAAATGTGATCTTCTTGTTATCTCTCTTATTTGCCGAAGAACCAAAATATAAAGACTTAAAAGAAGGCGATGTTGCTCCGTGGTCTGGTCGTTTACTGAATGAATCTGCTATGAGAATTCTTGTTGAAGAGTCTGCTACCAAAGATTTAAACTGTGAAGCAAAAACAGCTTATGAATTAAACAAATTAAGAATTGAAGAAAAATATAAATATGATGTTCTCAAAGTAAAGACAGATGCGGAGATCAACAAGCTTAACGAACTAATTAAATTACAAGACGAACATATCAAAGAATTGAGACCGCAAAACAATATTTGGCCTGTTATCGGTGGGTTCATCGCTGGAGCAGGAATATCAATTGGAATTATGTATGCAGTTAAACCCGGAATTACACAATGAGAATAGATCAACAAACTATAAGAAGAATTATCAAAGAAGAGCTTGAAGCCGTATTAGACGAAGACCTAAGCAATCTTGGTTTTATTTCACCAAATGCTGCTTTAAAATTTATGAAAGACGAACTAAATGGAAAAACTTGGGTGTTTTGGGATTTAGAGACAATTGGATTTGACGGACAAATCACGCAATTTGCTGCTTTCTCTTATAAAATTGATGACATCTCAAAACCTCCTCCATCTGATTATCACGACAGCATTGTAATCAAATGTTCTCTCAACCCAGAGACACTTGAACAACAAGCAATGGAACGAGAAGAACTTAAAGATCCTAATTCTGAGTTATCGATGAAAAAGCAGAAAATGAAAGAAAAAGGGCAAGAATTTCCCGTGACTGTTGATGATATGTTAGCCTACACTCATTATGACGATTTCGAACAAGGCGAAGAAGAAATGAAAGAAGAACAAGCATTAAGAAAATTTGTTGATTGGTTTAATTCTCAAGAAAACAAAGTGTCTGTTGGTCACAACATTATGAGCTTTGATAGAAGAAGAATCATTGAATTGTGTGATAAATATGGAATTGATTCCACGGCATTTGCGGACATTGATATTTTTGATACAGTTTTGTTTTCTAGAACCTTATTCAAGAAAGCTATGATAGACGCTGCTGATAAAGGAGACGAACAAGCAAACGCTATGTATGTTATGTCCGAGAAAGGAAAAAGATACATGTCAATGAAACTTCAACAACTTATGAATGTTTTTGGAGACCCAAATCGAATTCAACTCCACACTGCTGATGATGATACCAAACAGTTGGTTGATGTATTTTTTACAATCTATAGAAAAGTTGAAGAAATTCTAGAGCAAGGTGGAGCAGCCTATGACGAGTTCTCCGATAAAGACATTAAGAAAATGCATGTTGAAATTGTAAACCACATGCTCAACAAAGGCCAAATAGAAAAAAGACAATTGAGAAGTGTGTACAAGGCACTTCGTGCTTTACCACCAAAACAGATCGAACAGATGGTCGTTCAGTTGAGAACAGACCCAAATGCTATTATTGAGGTTTAAATGAAAAGTAAAGATCCGAATTATGCCGTAAAGGTTGAGAAAGCCATAACAGAAAAGTATGGTGAAGAAACAGTTCAACATCCAAAGAAAGGCTGGAACGATGAGAAAGAAAAAGAGTATCTTAACGATCTCAAAGGATTTTATAAGTACGAAGAGTCTGGATTGAGCGAAGAACAAGAAATAAACGGAGTTTTTATCCCAAACAAACTAATTACGAAGAATTCTAAACGTTCTTGTCCTGTATGTAATGTTTATTCATTCAAATCAAATGATGATGTTTATATGTCAAAATTTGATTGTTGTGAAAAGTGTTACATTCAATATGTAGAAGGACGCGAGGAACGTTGGAAAACAGGATGGAGACCAGATGAAAATAACAACACAAAGGCTTAAAAAACTTATCCGTGAAGAACTAGAGCATTTAAAAGAGTCTCAAAAAATGTCTATAACTCCTGAACAATTAGATAAACTGCTTAAAATTGCAAGCACAGGACCAGAGGGTTACAAACAAGCAAAAGAATTAGCACTTATGTTTGATGGTGTAGACCAAGACAAGATTGATGCGGCAGGAGCACAAGATTTTAAAACAAGAGAACAAATGTTTGCTATGCCATATGGTAAGCGACCAAAGGCAGCAATTGAGTATGAAATAGATAAAACTATAGAAGATATTAAAAATGCTAAAACTCCAAGAGAAAAACATGTTTTAGAAGATTATTTAGATGGTCTAGAAGAAGAGCTTTTGGAATATTAAAAAAGGAATAAATTATGGCTGAATCAACAACACTAGAAATTATACAAGGACTATCACAAGCAGCAGCAAATGCTTATGATGGCGTACATGACGAAAGATTTTCTCTTGATGGACAAGTTCGCAAAGTTGGACTTCGCCGTGAAGAAGGATGCCCTCTCATGGATAAGAGAGTAAACGATGGGTTTTCTGTTAAGTTTTATGGAAATAAGATGGTTATCAATTATCAAACTGACATTCAACTTCGTGAGATTCATGGCTCAAAAGATTTTGAAGGCGATATCGTTCGCCAAATTGAGCAAGTAAAAAAGTTTCTTCAAAAAGAATACAAAGCAATTACCGGTAAATCCGTCACACTTACAGCGGATGGAGAACCTAAAGTTCTTGCTCAATCAACGTCTCGTGTTCGTTCATTTGTTCAAGCATACCAGCATTATAAAATTGGTGGTGTGAAAGAAGAACCTATTCTTGATCCTGCTGTTGAGAACAGTCGTTCAATAACACGAAAGTTTTTAGAGCAAGTAAAGGCTGCAAAACGCCCTAGTAATGAAAAAATCAAGAAGAGTGATAACGAGAGGAAATAATGGCTTTCTCTCTTTCAAAGAAAGAAATCGTAAAGGAAATTGTTAAGTCCGGCAAAGATCCCGAATACTTCATAAATAATTATTGTCGTATTTCGCATCCGATGCACGGACTTATTCCGTTCAAGACCTACCCTTATCAAAACGACTTGATAAATGATTTTAACGATTTCCGTTTTACAGTTATTCTAAAAGCAAGACAGCTTGGTATTTCAACGATATCCGCTGCTTATGCTGTTTGGTTCATGTTATTCCACAGAGATAAAAACATACTTGTGATAGCCACAAAATTTCAAACCGCAGCAAACCTTGTAAAGAAAGTTAAGAACATAATGCAATATCTTCCGGAGTGGATGAAGGTCGCTAAGATTAAAGTTGACAACAGAACATCGTTTGAACTTTCAAACGGATCACAAATCAAAGCAGCATCAACATCTGGAGACGCTGGTCGTTCGGAAGCATTGTCTCTTCTTATTATTGACGAGGCTGCACACATTGATGGACTTGATGATCTGTGGACAGGTCTCTACCCCACACTATCAACAGGTGGTCGTTGTATTGCACTATCAACTCCAAACGGTGTTGGTAACTGGTTTCATAAGACCTATGTTGCAGCGGATAATGGAGAATCGGATTTCAAACCGGTTAATCTTCCGTGGGACGTTCATCCCGAAAGAGACCAAGCATGGTTTAAGAAAGAGACAAAAAATATGTCTCGTCGTCAAATTGCACAAGAATTAGAATGCAACTTCAATACTTCTGGTGATACAGTTATACATCCAGAGGATATTGCTTGGTTGCAAGAACAAATTAAAGAACCAATATATAGGACAGGATATGATAGAAATTTTTGGATATGGGAGAAGTACCGAGATGGAGGTCATTACCTTCTCGTTGCCGATGTTGCTAGAGGCGATGGCGCTGACAACTCTGTATTTCATGTATTAGATGTAGGAAAGATGGAGATAGTTGCCGAGTATCAAGGCAAACCTTCGCTTGATATGTATTCACAAATGCTATATTCAGCAGGAATGGAATATGGGAAATGCCTTCTAGTTGTTGAGAATAACGGTATTGGTATTTCTGTATTTGAGAAACTTAAAGACATGGGATATGAGAATCTTTATTATTCCGTAAAAGGAACCCATGAATTTGTTGATGCATCTCAAGGCGAGTTTATGAACAATGCGGTTGGTGGTTTTACAACTTCAACAAAGACCCGACCTCTTATTGTAGCAAAACTTGAAGAGTTTATCCGCAATAGAATTATCAAGATACCATCAGCAAGAGCCTTCGATGAGTTCAGGACTTTTATTTGGAATAACGGAAAGCCAGAAGCAATGAGATCTTATCACGACGATATCGTCATGTGTCTCTCTATTATGTGTTGGGTAAGAGACACAGCGCTTGAAGTTTCACAAAAAGATCTTGAATATCGGAAAGCTATGATTGACGGAATGTATATGAAAAAGAGCATTATGAACACAACGATAAAAGGGCAAGATGGGTATAATGCTGATTTCGAAACTAAATATAAAGAAGAATTAAATAAAGCAAGAAATTTTGCATGGATATTCAAAGGATAATAAATGGCTAATAGAAAGAAGAACCTAGGGCGTAACCCCTATAATCCGGAGAATGGTCTTTTTCGTTCATTAACAAGATTATTTTCTGGTCCGATTACTCAAAGAAGAACCCAACAAGGTCGCGCTCTAAGAAGACGACACTTAGATGCTTATGCTTCTCGTTTCACTTCTGCTTCTGGTAAACAATTTAAGAAGCAAGAATACAACCCAATGAATATCATGACAGTTAACATGATATCAAACCGAAACAGAGCAGAACGATACGTTGACTTTGATCAGATGGAATATACACCAGAATGTGCATCATCCCTAGATATTTACGCAGATGAAATGACAACTCATTCATCTTTGCAACCAATGTTGAGAATTAAATGTCCAAATGACGAGATCAAGACAATCCTTGATAATCTTTATCATAATGTTCTTAATATTGAACACAATCTGTTTGGTTGGTGTAGAACAATGTGTAAGTACGGAGATCTCTTTCTTTACTTAGATATCGAAGAGGGTATGGGTGTAAGAGCCGCTATCGGCCTTCCTCCTCAAGAAATTGAGCGCTTAGAAGGCGAAGATGAGTCTAACCCCAACTATGTACAGTTTCAGTGGAATTCTGGCGGCATGACTTTAGAAAATTGGCAAATGGCTCACTTCCGTATTCTAGGAAACGACAAACATGCTCCATATGGAACATCTGTGTTGGAACCAGCAAGAAGAATTTGGAGACAACTTACTCTTCTAGAAGACGCTATGATGGCATACCGAATCGTACGTGCTCCGGAGAGACGCGTATTTAAAATTGATGTCGGCAACATTCCTCCACAAGATGTCGAACAATACATGCAAAAAGTTATGACTCAAATGAAGCGCCATCAAGTCGTGGACCCATCAACAGGTCGACTTGATTTAAGATACAACCCACTATCAATTGAAGAAGATTATTACATTCCTATTCGTGGAACCTCAAATACAGACATACAGAACCTACCCGGTGGAGCTATGACTGCTACGATTGAAGATGTTAAGTATCTCAGAGACAAGCTATTCTCCGCACTTAAGATACCACAGTCTTACCTTACAATGGGAGAAGGCGCACAAGAAGATAAAACAACACTTGCACAAAAAGATATTAGATTCGCAAGAACAATTCAAAGACTACAACGAGTTGTTATTGCTGAACTTGAGAAGATTGGAATCATTCACCTATTCACCATGGGTTTCCGCAATGATGATCTTCTTGGGTTTAAATTACAGTTAAACAATCCATCAAAGATTGCTGAACTTCAAGAGCTTGAACATTGGGACAAGAAATTTTCTGTTGCTGGAAACGCAACTGAAGGTTATTTCTCTCGTCGTTGGGTTGCTGAGAACCTCTTCGGACTTTCTGATGAAGAGTTTGTTCGTATGCAGCGTGAAATGTTCTACGATAGAAAAATGGCTGCTAGTCTTGAAGCTGCTGGTCAACCACCTGCTGAAGGCGGTGGCGGTGACCTAGGAGATCTTGGAGGTGGTGATCTTGACCTAGGTGGAGACACTGGTGGAGATTTAGATTTAGGTGGTGATGCCGGAGAACAGGCTGCTGGGGACGAGAGCCCTGGTGCCGAAGGGGGTGATCAAAATGACGATGTTCTCTTGGCTGAACCACCCGCTAAACGAGATGACGAGCCATCATATAAGCGTGGCAAATACAAGCGTCATCAAACATCATATTCAAAAGGTGGTAGAAGTAAACAGATGAAAAATCAAGCCACCGGAGAATATGGAAACACATATAGAACAACTTTTCAAGGTAAGTCCGGTTTTGGTGGCTTAGATTCTCTTGCTCGTGGAATTACAGAAGATAACGAAACAGAAGAAGAGAAACTATTTAAAACATCAAAACAAGTTGATAACTTGATTGAGAGTCTACTAAAGAAGGTAAAAGAAGATGAAGCACAATAAGAAAAGAAATACCGCTTTTCTTTACGAATCTCTTGTAAAAGAACTAACAAAAGCGATTGTAAGACAACAAGAAGAAAGAAAAGGAAAGATTGTAAAAATTATCAAAGAGAACTTTGTAAAGGGGTCTCTATTGCAACGAGACTTAGAACTCTACAAGTCTATCTTGGAAAACAAAGATAAGATGACTAAAGACTTTACAGATCGTTTTCTTGTTGAGACAAAGAAAGACTACAATGCCATTGATCGTAAATCTGTTTTCAATGCTCAAACAAAAGTTATAACACAGATAAATCAACAACTAGGATCGGATGTATTCAAAAACTTTGTTCCAAACTATAAAGATATTGCAACAGTTGGCGCTTGGTTCCAAGATAATATTCCACATGCTAAATCTCGTCTTATTGTTGAAACAAAAGTCAAATCCTTGCTTGTTCCTTCCGAAACACAAGAGAAGGAAATGAAGCATATTGATAATCTCACATACAAGACATTTGTCAATAAATTTAATGAAACTTATAAGAACTCTCTCAAAGAGAACCAAAAGAAGCTTCTAACAAATTATATTGTTTCGTTCTCAGACAATGGTCTTGGGCTAAAAACTTTTGTTAACGAAGAAGTCGGAAGTTTGAAACAAAAACTCACCGAAAAACTCTCAAGCAGTGTTGATACCTTTTCTCAAGAAAAACGTCAAAAACTTGAAAAAGTCTCGGAAATATTGGAAGATTTTACCCAAAAACCATTGAATGAGAAAATGGTTAAGAAGCTGTTTTATATCCAAGATCTTGTGGAGGAATTATAATGGTTCGTGTTAATCTCATAAAACCTCAAGGTACAGAAGTAATACAAGATGATGAAGTTGGGATTGATATCAAACCAACAACTAAAATCAATATAGCCAGAACAGATGTCAACAAATATACTTTTGAGTTGTATGTTAGAGAGTCTCTAGACGGAAACCTAATGATATATGATCACAAAGATATTGATATTGTCTTAATGCAAGAACAAAAGAAGATTATTGCATTTGCAAAAGACATGCTTACTGATAACGTTTATGGCGCTGAGTCTCGTTTGTTTGAGTTTCTTAGAAAGAAAGGTATTGTTGCTTATGACTCTATTCAAGGTGGTAATATTTATGGCTCAATGGAAGCTAAGATTCTTGATTCAAAGAAATATAACTCTGTTAAAGCCGCTCTTTTGAATATCGCTGAGTGGTTTAAGGTTGAGAAACCCCTAACTGATTCTCTAGAAGCTCATGATGACTTGATGGATGATGCTCTATTGAATCCGGATGATGAGCATGCAACAGAACTTGGTGAGGTTCCACACGAAGAAGAGAAAGGCTCAATCCTTCAAAAGAACCTTTTTGCCCCTTATCTTTACGGGAGGTATACATACTGATGAAAAAGATATTGAATGAATGGCGAAAGTTTGTTTTAAATGAGGCAGCGCCGACTGTTCCTTATGACGATGATCATTTAGAGAAAGATCTATGTGTATATCATTGGGATGATGATGACGAAGAGCATCACATTGTTTTATATAGAAAGCAAAAGTACGTTGATGACTTTTATGTTATTGGTTATATTGCAGCAATGCAAATAACAGAGCCCGGTGATGATAGATTACAATGTATCCCAAACACATTTCAAGTCTCTGCTGTTTATGTCGAACCTTCTTTGCAAGGTCAAGAATTTGGTAAACTCTTATACTCTCTTGCTTTTGCTGCTATTCCCGATGGAGCCGGTTTAACATCTGATAAGTATTCCGGAACACTTCCGGGAGCAAAGCGAGTATGGAATAAGATGGCCAATAGTTCTGAATATACCAAGAGAAAGACCGCTAAAGGTAATGATGAGTTTGATTACACAACACATGAAACACCAGATGACCCAGAAGATGACTGTGGAACGCCATATAAAAAACACGATGATAAAAACGCCTCACATCATTCTCTAGAGAAAGTTAA